TTTCATGATGAAAAACAATCATGGATGGAGAGATAAGCAGGAACAGGATATAAATATAAAAGAACAACCACTTTTTCCAGATGTTCATAAGGACAACAGCAATAAATAAGCTTCTCAGTTTAAAGAAGAGAAGAAAAATAATTCAAGGTGGAACTTGGGCTGGCAAAACTTACGGAATAATAGCCGTCCTCATAGATTATGCAATAGCAAATGAAAACAAAATTATAACTGTTGTAGCTGAAACAATACCTTCTCTAAAAAAAGGTGCATTACATGATTTTAAGGAAATAATGTACCAGACTAACCGGTGGAATCAAGATAATTATAACGGAACAGACAGGATATATACCTTTCAAAGCGGTTCCGTTATTGAATTTAATTCTTTCGATTCAGTAGGGAAGGCACAGGCAGCAGGAAAAAGAACCGACCTTTTTCTTAATGAAGCCTATTATATTCCTTTTGAAATAGGAGATACACTGATGGGCAGGACAAGTGAAAATATATGGATAGACTATAATCCACGCTCCGAATTCTGGGCGCATACCGAAATAATACCGATGCCTGATGTTGATTACATAAAAATATTGCCCCCTCACAATGAAGCGTTACCTGATAGCATAAAGAAAGACCACGAAGAAAAAAGAGAAAAAGCTAAAACTTCAGAATATTGGGCCAATTGGTGTAGGGTGTTCTTAGATGGAGAAGTAGGACAACTGCAAGGCACTGTTTTATCAAATTGGCAGCAAACAGATGAGTTCCCGGAAGATTGCAAATGGGTAATATACGGTTTAGACTTTGGCTATTCAAACGACCCGACTTCAATTGTTAAGTTGGGATATTATGACGGTTCGATCTATATAGATGAGTTGCTCTATCAGACAGGATTAACAAATTCAGAAATTGCAAACTTCATAAAAAATCACGATATTAGTCAAATAATTGCTGATAGTGCTGAGCCGAAAAGTATTGAAGAGATATATAGATGCGGGATAAATATTAAAGGAGCTGAAAAAGGCAAAGATTCGATTATGTACGGAATAACATTGCTTCAGGAATACCCGTTAAAGGTAACAAAGCGAAGCGTTAATCTGATTAAGGAGCTAAGAAACTACTCTTGGCAAACAGACAAAGAAGGCAAACAAATAAATAAACCGATTGATATGTGGAATCACTGTATAGACGCAATTCGCTATGCCGCTATGTATCAATTAGGTAGAAAAAAACAGGTTGTATGGGCTTAAAAGATTTATTTAAAAAAGATAAAGTGGACAAGGCGGAACTTAAAGCGGAAGTAACCCGTTTAAATGAGATGTATAGATCGCTTTATAAATTTATGGCAGGAGAAGGGACGTTACTTGATCGGGATATGAATGTTGATGATTATGTGAACAAAGGATTTGAAGGTAATGCGGATGTTTTTTCAATGATAATGAAAATAGGAACCAAGTTCGCTACTCCGCCCGGGAAATTGCAAGAAAAAGTAAACAATAAATGGCAGGATATAGAAAGTCATGAATTTTTAGATATAATTGAAAATCCTAACCACTTTCAGACTTGGTTTGAGTTCAAATTAAGTTGGGAAATATTTAAGTTAGTCACTGGCAATAGCATGATTTATAGTCCTAAGTTAAAAGCAGGAAACAACGCCGGTAAATTAACAGCGGACGGACTTCTTATGATGCCTACACAGCTTGTAGAAATTGAGAGCGGAGGATGGAACAAGCCAATTGGAAAATATAAATTTACAGTAGACCAAACAGAAAAGGGCATATCTCCTGAACATGTTTGGCATTCCAGATTCCCATCCTTACAATACGAACAAGGGCGGCACTTTATGGGACTTTCACCTTTGAAAGCAGCATATCAGATATTACTTAGACAAAACGCCGGATATGACAGAGCGGCAAAAATGTATAAGCAGGCCGGTCCTTCTCAATTAGTTACAGATGATGCGTTAACTTCACAGCCAACAGATGAACAGCAGAAAAAATTTGAACGAAATTGGAAACAAAAGTATGGTAATAATCGGAATATTAACATTCCGGTTTGGACTCATGGAGGGGTTAAAATTCAGCAAGTCGGATATGATAGTATTAAAGAATTAGGATTATTAGAAAGCAGCCAAGATGGGCGACGTGCTTTAGCAAACATATTTCAAGTAGCAGCAGACCTGTTTAATGACAATATCGGTTCTACCTTTAACAATCGAAGCGAAGCCAGAAAAGAGATGTGGACTGACCGTATAATGGTAGATCATAAGGCTTTTTATGAAGGTATTACGAGAAACATTTTGCCTGGTTATATTGAGAAAGGAAGAAAGATGAGATTTATTCCTGACTATTCCGAAGTTGAAGAACTTCAGACAGACAAAAAAGCAAAAGTAGGATGGACTTCTCAGATGTACCAAGACGGGGTAATTAATGGCGATGAATACAGAGAGCTTATGGACCAGGAGCCAGTTGGCGACAAACATCACCAAACTTATTATATCAACATGAACAAGATACCAGCTGAACAGGCAATGGAGAGTGATATATTAGATATTGAAGAGGATGAGGGCAAAGCTTATCAAAGAATGAATTTACCAAAAGAGAATAAACCGTTATGAATAATATAGATGAAATCATAAAAAAGACTAGCCCCGCTTATGTATTTTTTGTAATTATAAGTGGAGTTGCGTACGTTATTTATAAATTTATCAAAAAAATACCTATTTTTTATATATTATTCAGGACTATAAAATTTTATTTTAAAACAATCTACAAACCAATAAAAAGCATTATAAACTATGGCACAAATAGAAAAAAAAGAGAAAACCTACACAGACAAAGAGCTAAAGAAGGCTTTGAAAGAACAGAAAGATGCTATTAAGCAACGTATCAAACAACATAGCACGAACAGCTTGGATAAAAGTCTCGTGCTTAAAGATATCGAACAGGTATGAATAAACTCCGTATCATATTTAAGAAGCTAAAACGGGATATAACTTGGGATGTTTTCGTGGCTATTTTGGAAACTATTATCCGGGTTGTTATTGTTGTAGCTTTAGTGATATGGATAATTAAAGAATGCAGTTAATGCCAATACCAACACCGCAAAATAACGAAACAGATAGTCAGTTCATGGATAGATGTATGTCTAACCCTACAATGGCTAGTGAATATCCACGAACTGACCAACGGGCGGCGGTATGTACGGCACAATTAGGGAAACAAAAAGCCTACAACCCAGCGGGAGCAAATACGATTAATAGGCTAAGAGGTCAATTCCGAAAGAAATATAAGCGGGAAATGACAAACTCCTTAGCTAAACTTGTAAAGCCATTATTTGATGAACAGTTAGACGCTGAGAGCCTAAATAACGCCATCGATACAATAATTAAACCGCAACCTATTCAGGAAATTTATGAAAGAATGATACCTGAAATTGGTATTTACTTCGCAAGGCGGGAATATGAAAAAGCTAAATCATTGCTCGGAAATGAAATTCAGATTAAAAGCCCTATAACGGGAATAACAGTTAAGCAGGACGAAGAACAGGAGATACTTGAAGATATATGGATGCAACAATTCATTGAATTTTCACGAAACGAATTAGGGCAAAATATCAATTCTATAACAGGCAACTCAAGGGAATTATTGAAAAAATATCTTAGGGAAATATTACAAGAAAGCCCGGGACTTGGAAGTGTAGCACAAACAAGCGAATTGAATGACCGTTTAAAAAAGAGATGGACAAAAGATAGATTCTGGAGATCTAAACGAATTGTAAGGACTGAGACCACAACGGCATCAAATAGAGGATTGAGAGCGGGTGTTGATGCTACTGGAAAAGATTATGACAAATCATGGTCAGCTGCTTTCGTTGATACCAGGCAAGACCATGCGGACGTTCACGGACAAACAGTAGGGAAAGAAGAGTATTTTAATGTTGGAGGTTTTAAGCTTTATGAACCAGGCGACCCTTCAGCACCTGCAGCGCAAGTAGTTAACTGTATGTGTACGCAAACATTTGAATTTAAAAGATAGATTTGTGAAAGCCAAAAATAATTTGTATATTTATAACGTTAGATGTGTAAAGTGCAATAAGCTGCTTTACAGGTCAAAAACAAAGCAAAATGAAATTGAAATAAAGTGTCCACGTTGCGGTACGATAAATAAATAACACTAAAGAGCTTCACGAAAGCCGTTAGTCCGACAAGGATTAGCGGCTTCTTTAATTATAAGAATTATGGGAAATAAGAAATTAACAAAAGAAGAAATAAAGAAGCTTAAAGAGAAAAAGAAAAAGCTTGCTGAAGATAAAGTAAAAATTAAAAAGTAATATTATGCTTTACGATCCTTTAAAATTCTCAACAAAAAAGGAACTATTAAATTTTTTACATGAGAATAAAAAAACAATAATAGCTCAAAAAGGAGCGCAAATAAAACATACCGATGCTGTTTCTGCTTTTCTTAACAAAGAATCAGCTTCGAAAGCTAACGAACCTTTTCGCCCTGAAGAAGATGAATACAAAGTCAGGGCTGTTCTGAATACTACTAATATCATGGATAGTCATGATGATGTTCATTTGAATGGGATTTGGAATAAAACACTAAGCCAAAACCGAAATATCATGATGCTTCAGGAGCATCAATTGAAATTTGATACAATTATAGCTGATTCGAAAGATTTGGAAGCATATACAAAAAAAATAAGTTGGGAAAATCTTGGATATAATTACCCTGGATATACTCAAGCTTTAATTTTTGATTTTAATATGAAAAGAGAGCGCAACGCCTTCATGTTTGACCAATATTCAAAGGGATATGTGAAGAATCATAGTGTAGGAATGCAATATGTACAAATCGAAATGGCTATTAACGATGAGAACTTTGAAGAGGAATATAAAGTTTGGAAAAACTATTTTGAACGGATTGCAAATAAAGAATTAGCAGAACAAAAAGGCTATTTCTTTGCAGTAAGAGAAGCAAAATTATTTGAAGGTAGTGCTGTTCCAATTGGAAGTAATACAGCTACTCCAACACTTGAAAATAACGCCAAAAGCCAATCGCCAGAGGGCATTGGGAATGAGCCGTCAGAGGGCACTCATAAAGAATGGCAATATATAATTGATAACTTAAAATTTTAAAAAATGGAAGTTGAAGAATTTGTAAAACAAACGAATGACAAGCTCAAAGGTATTGAGAAAGGACTAAGTGGGAAAGTTGACGAAAAAACTGTCAATGAAATCAAGGATGATGTTCAGTCAGTTAAACAAAATATCGAAGAGCTGAATAAAGTTGGCGATAAGACGCTGACTGATTACATTAAAGGGTTGCAGGAACACAGCGATCAACTGGAAAACCGACTAAAAGAAGTCGAGGAAACTGGTAGCCGAAAAAACAAAAGCCACGGTGAACTGATAAAAGAATCTCTTAAAGCTGAACTTGAAAAAGGAAGAGGTAGTTTTCTTAATAAGCTAAGCACTGAAGAGGGGATTGAAGTGAAAGCGGATACGGTAGCTTTTGGAAATAGTTTCACTGAAAACTATTACGAAGCTGTACCACAAGCTGCAAGAATACCGGGTATTCAACAAGCTCCTTATCCAACGCCTTCAATTTATAATCTGATGAGCGTTGGTACTACCTCACGAAGGTATATTCCTTATGTTGAACGTACTAATTACACTTCAGGCGCAAACATGGTGGACGATGTTACAGCAGGAGGACAAGCTGACGTTTCTTTTGAAGACAAACAAGCTACTGTAAAGAAAATTAGTGTTAAGCTTCATGTTTCAAGGGATTCAATCGAAGATGTTGACTATTTGCAATCAGAGATTCAAAGGTTGCTTAATCACGACATCGTGCAAAAGCGCGAAAAGCAATTAATTACAGGTGACGGGTCAGGAAATAATCTTCATGGATTAATATATCCAACCGATCCTATAGCTCAACAATTTTCTAAGCCAGCAGGGTTTGATAAGCAAAATGGAGTAGGTAATGCAACTGCGTTACATGCTGCATTAACTCAAGTCATGCTAGGTAAAGATAACGATTTTGAAACTGGTTATATGGCAAATGGAATTGTTGTTCATCCGACCGCAATTGCGAACATGATTGAAGACAGGGATGCTAACAATAACTTTAGGCGACATCCACTCCTTTCACCTGACGGACGTTCATTCAATGGCGTTCAAATTGTACCTTCTAAATATATTGATGACGACACTTTCTTAGTAGGTGATTTCCGTCAAGCAAAACCTTTTGTTCGAAGAAATATCAGTTTGAAGATTCTCGACCAAAATGGAACTTATGGAGAGCAGGATGTGTTAACATTTGTCGTGACATTTAAAATGGCATTCTTTGTGCCTTCTCCTCACAATTATGCTTTTACTTTTAGCACTTTTGAAGCTGCTAAATCAGTATTGACAGATTCACAATAATAATTAACCGGGAGGCTTTCGGGTCTCCCTTCAAAAAACTTAAAAATAATGAAACGATTAATTTTTATATTTTTAGCACTTTTTATAGGGGTTACAGTTTATTCACAGGATAGAACTGTTACTCGCACACTTGCATTTGGCAAAACATTGTATGATTACACAGGACAAGCAGGTGATACACTTGGGACTACTGTTGATTCAATAGAAGTAATATTTAATACAAATAAAAATAGGCCAATATTGCATAATATTGAAGTTAAAACTTCTGATGTCGACGGAATCGATGGAACTGTAACTTATGATGTGAAATTGCAAGGTAGAACTTTTACCTCAGATAGTTGGTCGGATATTGATGCAACTAATACAGGGTTAGATGCAACCAGTGGCGCAATAGCTACTGATTTTACGACTGATTTATCAGAGGTAATAGATACCCTTGCAACAACTAATCATCCGTTTTATAGGCAATTTCGTTTACTGATAGCATGGAATACAGAAACAGGATTGGATGCCGGGGAGCAATTACAGATTGATTACATTTACGTTAAAATATACGAACGATGATAACAGGGAAAAGAGTTAAATGTTACGATTTAAATGACATTGAACGTCATATAACGCCTTCAGAGTATAAAAGGCTAAAGGCAGATGGCGTTGTTAAGGATAAACCTTCTAAAAAAGAAGAGAAAAGCGAAAATAAAACTGCCAATAAAAAATGATAAAAATAACCAAAGAGCCAACTCAAGAACCAATCGAGGTCGACTACGTTAAAAGCGTATTACACTGGATAGATACTAATGCCTCAGCTGATGTAGTAATTAGTGACTATATAAAGGCAGCACGTGAAGAGATTGAAAAGCAGACTAATTTAAGTCTTGTTCCAAAGTCTTATTCACAATGGGTATATCCAGAAAACCTTGAGGGTTATTCTCTTGACCTGATGCATCCTCCTCACTACTTAGTTGAAAAAGTGGTTAGAATAGACAGCCAAGGTAATGAAGCTGAGTTGACGTTAAACAGTGGTTATAGGCTTGAAAAAGGTAAACAATATCGAATTACATTCGATTCGCTTAGTTTCCATAGGGTAGATTTTAAAGCGGGTTATGGTTCTGATTACGGTCAGAATTTACCCGCTTTATTGAAAGTTGCTATTGCCGAACAAGTAGGACAATGGTTTGAAGGTGATATGGAGTTTGGTATTCTTTCAGAAGCTGTTAAGGCTAAAGGGCAACAGTTTTCAATGAAGGTATTATGAGGCATAAAAAGTACAATAAAATAGTGTATGTAAAGAAACGAACTTATGAAACTGATGAGCTTGGAGATAAAAAGCGGTCAAAATTAAGTGAGGTTGCAAAAGCATACGCTAAAATTGAACCTTCGAAAGCTGGTAAAACAGTGAGATTTGAAGGTGTAGACCTTGAGAAATTAGTGGAAATAAAGATGCACTTTCCTAAAACGTGGACAATGGAAAAAGAATATGTCTTAGTTCACGGCTCATCTGAATACCAGATACTTGATTTTTACCCGGATGAGCGAAACAGAGAGTTAACAATAGAGGCAAGGCGTTATGATTAATTTTGATATTCCGAAATCGCAGCAAAAGAAGTTTGAACGGGAGCTAAAAAAGTACATGAAAAAGAACCGTAAAGAGGTTGAGCATCGTGTCAGTCAGGCTACTGCCGCAATGCACAAGATGTCGGTCAGAAATGCTCCCCGGGATAATGGAGATTTGCGAAAAAATATCAAATTTGATGTTGATGAAAAACGATTGTTCGGTGAGGTTGTTTCAAATGCTGAATATTCTGAAGCAGTTGAAAAAGGCACAAAGCCTCATGTTATACGTCCTGTGAGAAAGAAAGTATTAGCTAATCCTGAGACCGGTGAAGTATTTGGAAAGAAAGTAAATCATCCAGGAACATCAGCGCAACCATTTATGTATCCTGCCTGGAATAAGGCACGAAAAGATTTCCTTAAAGGATTAAGAAAGGCGTTCAAATGATAGCAAAAGACCCTATTCAACCAATATTAAAAGCAGTGAAGGAGTATCTTTCAAATATTACCTATGACGGTAGCAAGGTTCCGGTTACGACAACTTTTGACAGTGCAAACGATACGTATATAATGCTTTCCGCCCCTGATAGTGATGATGGAGGTAGCACTGATGACAGTTTTATCTTTGACGTTACGGTAAGAGTTGAAGTGATGACTGAATTTATCACAGGCGAAGAACAGGAAACGCCTTCAAATGTGATTATGGGACAAATTACTGAACTCTTGACAGATGAAGAATATGTAAACGCTGTTTTGAACGGATTTGATTTAATAGTTGTAGCCCCTTTTTCAAGCGAAAAAGACACGCAGCAGGAGAATGTTAGCAGTGTAATAATAAAAAGAAAAGATTTTAACTTTAAAGTAGAACAATTATGAAAAAGAATATAATTATAGCGGTGCTTAGTTTACTTGTTATAGCTACATTAGTGTATGCTACATCGGTAAGCAGCACAAGTTTGGTCTCACAGCTTACAGTCAGTGAAGAGCTTTCAACCTCTTCAATTGAGCAGACTGTAAGGCATGACAGGCTAAATGAGATTGTTAATTTCAGACCGACAACTGATTCGGTTAATACAGATGTTGATAATGTTTATAGCGCAACTCTCACAAGTTCGGGAACTATTGACCTAACGAACTTGACAAATACGCTTGGCGATGCAATGGATTTGACAGGAGAGCGCATTGTAGCGATTAAGTTTAAAAACTCCGCTACAACTGGAAGCGATATAGTAAACGTTTCGCAAGGTTCAACAAATCCGTATCCTTTATGGGGATCGACTTATTCAATTGACCTTGCCCCGCGACAAAGCGTATTATATAAGTGTGATACCGCCTTAACCGATATTGATGCTTCTAATTTAGGCATTGACTACACGCTTAACGGCGATACACTGGACGTTATATTAATTAGTGCAAACTTATATTAAAACATACAAAAATGAGTAAGAAAAAAGGAAGATATTTAAAAATCAAGATTGCCGACACAACTCTTGTAGCTATGACTTCTAAAAGTCTTTCAGAGGAAATGGATTTCGAGGAAATAACTACAGATGACAGTGAAGGCAATGCGAAAGAACACATGCCAACTTTTCATAATGCTACAATTGATTTCGAAGGACTACATGATCCTGATACAGCAGACCGTGAAACATTGGAGGACTTGTTTACCAAACTGGAGGCAGGAACAAAGTTTGAATTTACTATTGCTGAAGGTATTGAAACAGGCGACTATCAGAAAACAGCTCAAGGCTATGTTTCAAGTATCGATTGGGAAGGTGAAACTCAATCAGCTCAGAGCTTTTCAGGAACTATTCAAAGAACCGGACCATTCACGAACGGACAAGTAGCATGATAAAGCTAAAAAAGAAAAATAAAGGAATCCGCAGGTTACTTGGCAAATACCGGAAAGTACCTGTTGGATTCTCCTTTACGCATTACGCTTGGTTTTTCGCTTTCGATTATCTAAACATTGATCCTTATCAGTTTGAAGAAGTTGAAGACAGGGAATGGAGAGAGATAGTATTAATGTATGGCGCTTATAAATGGTGGTGTTTTAAGAATCGTAAAAAAGTAAAGTTCACGCCTGAAACAATTAGAGAAGCACTGAGAGCTGAAACAGTAGGAAAAGCAGAGGAAATTGGCGAAAAGATAGGAAAACTAAGAAAAGATGCTGTATTTCCTGAATGGATGGAAGCTATACATGAGGAAGAGACAGGGGCAAAAAAAAAGTCACAAAAAAAGAAATCATAGAGCTTGCAGTAGTTGAACTGAAAATCGATTATGAACAGTTATTGGATATGACCCCGGCTGAACTCTTCAAATATCAAACAAGGGATATACGAAGCAAGGAAAGACAATGGCAGCAAACCCGAGAGCTGATAGCGATACACACTAAGAAAAGAGGAAACGAAATTATGCCGCTTTCTATTGATGACCAAGGAACACCGGAAACTATTATTGACAAAGATTTAGCTCAAAAAATCAAAGAAAAACTGAACTAATGGCTACAGTTGGGAAATTAAAAGCAATCTTAGGGCTTAACGATACTAAGTTTAGGAAGGGCTTAAAAAGAGCGCAAAAAAGGACACGGGTATTTGGTAAGACAGCTAAGAAAGTTGGAGGGATGATTGCCGGGGCTTTATCCTTCACAGCTGTTATAGCTGGCACAAAAAGAATGATAAGTACCTTTGCTTCTTTTTCACAAATGGCCTCAAAACTGGAAGCTATTACAGGTAAAACATCGAAAGAACTCGAAGGACTTACCAACCAGGCTAAACTACTAGGACGTACTACTCAAAAATCAGCCTCCCAGGTTGCAGGGTTACAGGTAGAACTTGCAAAAAAAGGATTCCGCACTGACCAAATATCAGCCGCGACAGAAGGAATTGTAAATCTTTCTATTGCAGCAGGAGAGGACTTACCCAAAGCAGCCGAAATTGGGGCGGGTGTAATGAACGCCTTTGGTATGGAAGCTGAACAAATGGGGCGTATTTCTGATGTTATGGCTGAGTCTTTCTCATCTACTGCCTTAGACCTCAATAAATTTCAATATGGTATGTCAAAAGTTGCTCCTGTGGCTGAACAAGTTAATATGTCACTTGAGCGAACAACTGCCATGCTTGGAACCCTCATTGATTCAAACGTAGATGCTTCTACCGCTTCAGCTCAATTAAGAAACATTTTAATTACTGTTAAGAAAGAGGGGATTAGCCTTTCACAGGCTTTTGGCAGAATTCGTAAAGCTCAAGAGCCTGTGAATGTAGCCACCGAGTTATTTGGTAAACGTGCTGCTCCTATTGCCTCTATACTTGCGAATAATACAGACAAAGCAGACCGATTAACGAAAGCTTTTGAAAATGCAGAAGGTTCGGCAAAAAAAATGGCCGATACCATGCAGGACAATCTTCAGGGTGACATGGACGCTGCTAAAAGTGCTATTGAAGGGATGTTTATTGCCATTGGTGAAAGTCAAAAAGGGGGTTTACGAGGAGCTGTTCAAGGGTTCACGGAATCAATAAGAAATGCAACTGAAAATGTAGGACAATGGATAAGTAAGGCTCTTAAATGGATTAAGATAATAGGAAAAGTAGCAGCTGGATTTGTAGCTGCAAAGGTAGCGATAGGGGCTTATCTCACAATAGCTAAGGCTGCAAGAATAGCTATGATTGCCTATCAAGGAGCAGCTAAAGTTGCACGATATGCACAAATAGCACTTAATACAGCAATGAAGGCAAATCCTATTGGATTAGTGGTTAGCTTAATTGGTGCATTAGTAGGGGCTTTTGTAACTGCCTGGAAGAGTTCAGAAAAATTTAGAAACTTTTTCAAAAAATTATGGATAAGAATTAAACAATATTCCAAATCTGCTTGGGATGCAGTTGATACTTATTTTGGAAGTATAGGAACGATACTGAAAACAATCGGAAAAGCAATAACACAAGTATTTCAGGGTAAATTTAAAGATGCTAAAAATACTATTGTTAACGGTTTT